ATGCTGCTGCTTGTCGACTACGCTGCCGAGAAGGCCGACCAGTGAGCCGCCTACTTGACGCCCTCACCATCGCCGGGTTCATCGTTGCCGGCGTCCTGGCCGTGTACATGCTGGCCGACGTCGCCCTCGACCCGGCTGCCTGCTTTGGGAGCTGCTCATGACCGACCAGCTCGCACAGCTCGCCAAACCTTTCCCGCAGTCCCTGATCCAGAAGAACCCGACCGGGTTTGGCTCATACGTCAAACACAGCGTGGTGGTCGAAAAGCTGCTGGCCGTGGTCGGCCCGTTCGACTTCCGCATCGTGCGCGAGATTCGAGACGCCGATACCGGCCACATTTGCGGCGTCATCGGCGAACTCTCGGTCGAGATTGACGGCCGCCTCACGACGGTGCAGGACGCCGGTGACTGTGAACGGCCCGAGAACTGGCCGCACGACGGCGCACGCCTCAAAGACGCAGTCAGCGACTCGCTCAAACGATGCGCCGCCCGCATCGGCGTCGGAACCCACCTTTGGAGCGCTGACCAGTTTCGACTCGACCGTGCCCTCGACCGGCAGGCAGGTGCAGCATGATCTGTCACAACTGCGGCGGCGAAAACCGGCACATCGCCTGGTGCAACCAGTACCGGCCTCAGGTGATCTACAGCAACACGACACCGAGGGCACGCAACACCGACCCGGCAACGTCACACCAGGCAGCTGCCACGATCACCCGCACCGCCGTCACCGACACGCAACGCATGATCCTTGACGCGCTCCAGGCGCACGGCCCGCTCACCGACGAGCAACTGTGCCAACGCATCGCCGAGATCGAACGCAAACCGGTGTCGGTGTCCGGTATCCGTACCCGCCGCAGCGAGCTCGTCACCGACGGCCGTGTCATTGATACCGGCGACCGGCAACCGACACGGGCAGGCCGGCAAGCGATCGTTTGGGGACTGGCATGAAGAAAACGCTTGGCATCAACGTGTGGCCGGCTCGTGACTTCGACGCCGAGTTCATGGTGTACGAGCTCGAAGTCGAGACACCGTGGTGGCAGTTGACGCAGCGCGTTCACTTTCACGACCTGCCGGCAGCGATCAAAGAGGCCGTGGACGCTGTCGTGGCGAACGAGGCACCGAAACCGTGAGCTGGTGGGCCGTTTGGGGAATCCTGGCCGCTGCGCTCGTGGTGCAAGCTGTCGGGCTGCTGTGGCTGCTCGTGTCGCAACGTCGTGACCGAGGCTGAACTGCAGCAGCTGCTGACCGACGCCGCCGAGCTCAACGGCTGGCTCGTGTTTCACGACAACGACAGCCGCCGCAACGTGCCCGGCTTCCCTGACCTGGTCCTCGTCAAACCGCCTCGCGTGCTGTTCCTCGAACTGAAGTCCGATATCGGCCGTGTCCGACCCGAGCAGCACGTTTGGATGGACGCCCTCATGCGTTCCGACACCATCGGCTCGGCGATCGTCCGGCCCGAACACGCCGACCAAATCATCAAGTACCTACAAGACCCAGAAAGACACAAGAAATGACCGAATGGAAGCCCGCATGGGAAGCAACGTGGGAAGGGTTCGCCGAAGTGCTCGCCGCTGACCGCGACGCCCGGCTGCGCAAAGAACGCACCGACCGAGCCAAAACCGACCTGACCGACCCGCCGAAGGCACGCAGCCACGCCGAACGCATGGCAGCGGCCCGAGGCGTGCACGTTCACGGCGACGACATGCGCACCCCGGCCGCTGACCGTCGACGCATCCGTAAGCACCGCGAGTTCGGCGATGAGTAGCGGCGGCGTGTTCTTCGTCGTCCTGGCCGGCCTCGTCGTGCTGACGTTGTTCTGGGGCTGGCTGTACGTCAAATGGCAGGTCGAGCACGGCGAACCGTGGCGAGAACGCCAGGCCGTTGAGGAGTTCGGCCCGCTGTTTGACCTGGAACCGAGCCGAGACCACATCACCCTCGACCGGTCAGCGCAGCGGCTCCGATACGTCACCGACTGGGACGAAGTCCGAAAGCAGGCAGGCCGATGACCCTCGAATGGTGCACAAAGTGCGGGCACTACATCAACGAACCGAGATACGACGACCCGGTGCCCGAGGTCGTGCGCCTTGCCTCGGTGCTGTGGAACGTCCCGGTGCAGCAGCTGCTGTCACCGTCACGCAAAGCCGCAGTGGTCGCCGCCCGGCAGCCGATCATGGCCGTGCTCTACCACGAGTTCGACCTGACCCTGGCCGATATCGGTGCCGAGCTCGACCGTGATCACACAACGGTGCTGCACGGCATCCGTCGGGCTGATCCTGACCGTGTCGCACAGCTCACGGAAGCTGTCAATGAGGGTTGACGACCAGGCCGCCGACGGAAGGAGTCAGACGCCGGCGGCCCGATCGTTGACACGCTGGTGATCGTGCGAGTAGCGTGCCGGTCGCTTCAACAACCGAGATGCATGGTACTACATGCACGGCGACAGTCAGCCGACCGAATGACTGCGCATCAGCGACGTGACAGGCTGGTCGGCCCCTCGAGGCCGATGCCCGCAACGGGGCGAACACGTGAATACGTTGCAAACCGAGCTCGTCGGCCGCAGGTGTCACCGTGTCCCCGCACCTGCCGAAGCGACATGGATCGACGAGCACATGACGGGACCCGCCGAAGTAATGCCCGGCGGCTTGTGAGCGAGCAACTGCCCGATGGGAAGCATCGATCACAAAGACCAAAAGCGGCGCAAAATCTGCACCGTGGTCTTGATCGCTCGCGCCCACCCTCAAGGAAGTACGGGGCGCTAGCAGACTGGAGCATCCGATGACATGCAACGAGGACGGCTGCGGCAACGTGCTCTACTCGCTCGGCTGGTGCCGCAAGCACGCCGACCGCAACCGCCAGGCCGACACCGCCGAGTACCGGCAACGCCTCGAGGCGGCCGGCTGCACACCGCAGCACGGCACTCGCAGCCGCTACCGCAAAGGCTGCCGATGCGACGACTGCCGACACGCCGAAGCCAGCTACCGCCGCCAATACAGAAAGCAACAACGATGAAAGACTGCTACTGCAATCGCTGCCTCGAACAACGAGGACGAAGCGTGCTCGCTGCGGAACTGCAGGAATACGCTGAATGGTTCAAACCGCTCACCTACTCCGGCATACAACTCGACGTCGAAACCGTCGAAGACCTTGTAGCGCTGCTCGAGCTTGCTGCTGACGTCCTCACAGAACTGAACAAGCCAGCATGACGACCGCCACCCTCGATGAGCTCAACGTGACTGAGCTGCGCTGGCTGTGCCGACAGCACGACCTGGCCGAAAGCTACGACCGCAACGACATGCGCAACCGCATCCGAGCTTGTGACGCTGTGACGGCTCACAGGCCCCCAGACGGCCCCTGACGGCCTTCGTTTTTTTCATGATGCTCACACCAACACCCCAGCCCGACCCGCTTTCTCCCCCTCCTGGGGGGCCGTGGGGTACCCTGGGGCAATGGGGTACGACCACCGCCACCGCCAGGCCCGTGCCGAGCTGCTTGCTGACCGGCCGGTGTGCGTTTGGTGTCGTGGCGCTGTGGCGACCGAGGCTGACCACGTTCCGCCGTTGGCGTCGTTCCCGCCTGGCGAGTGGGTCGGGCAGTACGTCCCGAGCTGCGGCCCGTGCAACGCTTCCCGTGGCGGCCGGTTTGCTGCGCAACGCAAGAAGCCGAAGCCTGTGACGTCGAGGAGATGGTGAGATGGGCCGACACCGTAAAGCTGTCGAAAAGTACCTGGAGACTGCCGAGGGCGACCCGGTGACGGTTGAAACGTGCCGAGGGCTCGCTGATCGTTGGGACGCCATAGAGGCCGGTGCCCCTGGTGCCGGCCAGATTCCGCAGATTGCGGCGGTTTTGCTTCAATCCTGCAAAGAACTGTCGATTCCGCACGAGGATGCCCTGGCTTCGCTTGAAAACGCATTGAAGGCCATATGACCGACCCGTACTACCAGGACGACCACGTCACGATCTACCACGGCGACAGCCTTGAGATCCTGGCCGAACTCGACCCAATCGACGCCGCTGCTGCCATTACGGACCCGCCGTACTACCGAGTCGTCGACGCTGACTGGGATGACCAGTGGGGAGCCAACCCGAATGAGTTCTACGGCTGGATCGGCAAAGTGTGCGACGCCGTCAACACCCACACCATCGACCGGGCCACCATCGCGATGTTCTGCGACGCTGACCACGCGTGCGCCGTTGAGCTCGAAATTCGGCGACGCTTTGCGTTTCTGAACCACATCGTTTGGCGCAAACCCGACCAAGGCAGACTCGGCCAAGCCGACAAAGACATGCTCCGGCGATTCTTCGTCACCACCGAACGCATCATCCTCGCCGAAAAACTCCGAAACCCAGACGGCGACCTATTCCGCTTCCGCAGCAATGTCAACCACGCAGTAACCGCCGAAATCTACGACGACCTCATCGAACGCATGATCGAATGGCGCAACCAAGCCGGACTGACAAACCGCAACGTCGACGAGCTCCTCGGCACTGCTGGCATGGCAAGCCACTACTTCGGCAGATCACAGTGGACCCTGCCAACACGAACCGCCTACGACACCATCCGCAACCACACCGGCGGCGACACATCACCCTTTCCACCTTTCGACTCAATCCGGCAAGAGTTCGACAGCCGTCGGCGAGAGTTCGACAGCCGTCGGCGAGAGTTCGACAGCGACCAACACGGCCACGACCTCGAACTGCTCTCCGACTGTTGGACATTTGCCGCACCCCGAGGAAACGACCGAAACCACCCAACACAAAAACCCGAAGCCCTCATCCGTCACCTGACGAACACCACAACCCGGCCCGGCGACCTCATTCTCGACCCGTTCCTGGGATCAGGCACGACTGCACGAGTCGCAAAAGACACAGGCCGCCGCTGCATTGGCATCGAAAAAGACGAACGACACTGCGAAACAGCAGCCAACCGCCTAGCTCAAGAAGTGCTGCCGCTATGACGTACCCGGCGGCCTTGCACGCCACACCCGCAAGCGATTCACCGAGCCGAGGGCACTACCTCGCCCAGGTCGCCGAGCTCATGGGGCTGGAGTTGTTCGGCTGGCAGCGGCAGGTTGCTGACGTGGCCCTCGAGGTCGACGAGGCCGGCCGGTACAAGCGCCGCACCGTTGGTGTCAGTGTCGGCCGTCAGAATGGCAAGACGGCGCTGTTGTCGGCCCGTATCGGCCTTGAGCTGCTCGCCGGCGGGCATGTCGCCTACACCGCCCAGGACCGAGGCGGCGCACGCCTCAAGTTTCAAGAAACTGTCGAGATGCTGCGGCCCGGCCTCGGCTCACGCTTTCAACAGCTGCGGCTTGCAAACGGCTCCGAGTGTCTCACCATGACCAACGGCGCGTCGTTCCGTGTCGTGACACCCTCGAAGGACGGTGCCCGTGGCTTGTCGCTTGACCTGGTCGTGATTGACGAGGCTTTGGCGCATCCGCTGGAGCTCGTCGGTGCGCTCGGTCCGACAATGTCGACGAGGCCGTCGTCGCAAATGTGGCTGGCCTCGAACGCCGGCACGAGCTCGTCGCAGCTGCTGCGCCACTACCGTGATCTCGGTCGGGCTGGTGACTCGCCCTCGCTGGCCTGGTTCGAGTGGGCCGCAGCTGACGACGCCGACCCTGACGACCCGGAAACGTGGCTGGCAGCGATCCCGACGCTGGCCGAGGAGAAAGGCGTCACGATGGCGGCCGTCGAGGACTTTCACGGCACGATGACCACCGAGCTGTTCGACCGCGAGATTCTGAACCGGTGGCCGTTGGAGGCCGGCGACTATGCCCTCGACCTAACCGTGTTCGCACAGCTCGAAGAGCACGACCTGCCGCACGGCGACAAGCTTGCCCTCGGTGTCGACGTCAGCCCGATGCGAGACTGGTCCACAATCGCTATCGCTTCGCAGACCGGCGACCGGTATCTGACCGAGATTGTCGACCACCGGCCCGGTGTTGGTTGGGTGCCCGCCCGCCTCGCCGAGCTCGCACAACGATGGGGCGCAACAATCGTCATCGACGCTGGGGCTGCTGCTGGGTCGCTGCTGCCACACTTGCAGCACCTCAACACCCTCGAAGTCGGTGCGCGTGACTACTGCGCCAGCTGCGCCACAATGCATGACGCCATTGTCGATGGCAAACTCGCCCACCTCGGCGACAGCATTCTCACCGACGCTGTGGCCTCAGCAACCCGCCGGCGGCTCGGTGACCGGTGGGCCTGGAAGCGCACGAGCGAGGAAAGCCCGATCACGCCGCTGGTGGCTGCTAGCCTTGCGCTATGGGGCGCGATCTCAGTCGCGCCGAAACCGACCCCGCAGGTGTTTTGATGTATCACGCCGCCCTTCAAGTCGCCGGCCTGCTGCTGGCGATCTTCGCTGTGCTCATGGAGTTCGGAGCGTGGCCGGCAGCGTTCGCTGTCGGTATCGCTGTCGTCATCGTGTCGGCCGCCGTCGAGGCTGGTGAAGGATGATCGGCGACCTGATCCGCAGAAACGTCGAAACGAGGGCGACGACGATCGAGCTGCCCGCCCGCAGCATCACCTCGCAAACGCTGTTCGGGCCGATGTCGGTGACCCGAGACACGCTGCTGTCTGACGTCGTGGCAAACCGCTGCGTGACGCTGATCTCGGACCAGATCGGCTCGCTGCCCGTTCACGCCGAGCGCAACGGCGAAATGGTCGAAACGCCGGCACTGCTCGCAGCTCCCGAGGTCGACCGGACCCGCTCCGAGTTCATGGCCGCCCTCGTCACGTCGCTGCTGGTGAACGGGAATGCGTACCTGCTTGCCGGTAGCCGCAACAGCCTCGGGTTCGTGCAGAACGTCGTCCTGCTCGACCCTGAAGCCATCCAGGTGTTCATGCTTGACGGCCGGCCGCAGTACCGCACGTCCCGAGGCGCGCTCAATCCCGAGGACGTGCTGCACATCCGCAACTTCACGCTGCCCGGCCACGTCGTCGGATACGGCCCGCTTGACTACAACCGGCAAAGCATCGCCCAAACGCTCGCCGCCGACCAGTACGCAGCACAAGCGTTCACGACCGGCGCGCTGCCCGACGGCGTGCTGCACTCCGAAAACGAGATCACCAGCGAGCAGGCCCAGGACTTGAAAGCGGCGTGGATCGCTGGCAACGGCGGCCGGCAACGAGGCCCGGCCGTGCTGTCTGGCGGCGTCAAGTACCAGCCGCTGGAGTTCTCGTCGGTCGACATGGAGCTGCTAGACAGCCGCCGGTACAACGCCGAACAAATGTGCACGCTGTTTGGTGTCCCGCCGCACCTTGTCGGCGTGCCCTCTGACGCAGGCTCAAAGACCTACAGCAACGTCCAGCAGGACTCGCAGTTCTTCGTCCGCTTCACGTTGCGGCCGCTGGCAATCAAGATCGAGGAAGCGCTGTCGACGCTGCTGCCTCGAGGTCAGCGGGCCGTGTTCAACTTCGACGCTGTGCTGCGAGCAGACACACAAACACGATACGACGCATACGAAACCGGTCTGCGGGCCGGCTTCCTGACCATCGACGAAGTCCGAGCTTTGGAGGGCTTGACGTGACCGAAATCGAAACAAGGACCGTCAGCTTCGACGGCATCGAGACACGCACAGAAGATGGGTTTCGCTACTTGCGAGGCGTAGTCGTGCCTTGGGCCGGCGAATACCGCATGCCAAACGGCCTCACCGAGAGCTTTGAGCGTGGCGCATTTACAAAGACGCTCAAAGAACGTGGCCACAAAATCCCGCTCTACCAGCAGCACGAGTCGAGCTCTACGCTGCCAGTCGGTCGCAGCGTTTCGTGGGAAGACACACACGACGGACTTGTTGCGGAGTTCCGCATGGCCCGCACTGAACGAGCAACCGAAGTGTTGTCACTTGCAAAAGACGGCATGGTCACCGGTCTTTCGGTCGGCTTTATCCCCGTGCGTTCCCGCACCGAGACACGGTCAACCGGCCAGCACGTCGTGCGAGTCGAGGCCCGTATGCACCACGTCGGCTTTGTCGATACCCCGGCGTATGAGGAAGCGCGCGTGCTCAGTGTGCGTCAGTTTGACGCCGACGACCCCGAGATCGCACCGAGGCTCGCCCGCTGGCGTGGAGCGTTTGCATGACGATGAAGTCCGAGCAGCTGACTGTCGGCCTTACCGCCGCACGCATCCTTGATGACGAGAACACCAACCGGCACGTCTACTTCCACGACGACAGCTCGCACCCGATCTACCTCGGCGGCTCAGACGTCACCACCAGCAACGGCCTCGAAATCCCGAAGAACTCGCTGCTGGAAATCTTCATCCCAGCAAACGAAGAACTGTGGGCCGTGTCCGACAACGTTGACCAAACCGTGAGCATCCTTTACCAGACCGACTGATCTGATAGATTCACCCGAAACCCACGTTGCGCCGCTGGAAGCGCCGCCCGCCAGCTACGGGCACCCGGCCAGCACCCGACACCCCACCACCCCTACCAAGAAAGGCGCAACCGTGCGTTTGCTTGACCAGCTCGTCGAAGAACGAGCAGAACTCAGCGAAACCGTCGACGGCATCCTGACCCGTGCAGCTGACGAATCCCGTGACCTGACCGAAGCCGAGGACAAGAACCTCGCCGACCTCAAGGCCCGAGCCGATGCCCTCGACGAGCGCATCACCGAGCTTCGTGCCATCCAGGTCGCGAACCTCGAAGCGGCAAAGCTTCGTGCCGAGGTCGCTGCAACCGACGAACCCGAGGCCCGTTCGGCCGCCGGCGTCGTCCAGGTCCACAGCGAGCCGCTTACCTACTCCGAGCGCAGCAACCACAGCTTCTTCTCGGACATGTACCACGCGCAGACCTACGGCGACACCGAAGCCCAGGCCCGCCTGGCTCGTCACCGTGACGAGATGGCTGTCGAGCACCGTGACGGC